GCTTGCTGACGTAATAATCAGGCGGCTTTTTATTTTTGTGCTTATAGCGAATTCTCAGTGATTTGCTCTCGGCTGCTATTGTCATGAGAGGTCTAGGATAACACTCTAATGTCATGAAAAACATAGAAAGAACTCTTGACAAGTACTGCGAGAAGAACTCGGGGTCAAGGAATGCATTGTGACCCAACGACTTCAACATTATCTTGTCTTCATCTTCTAAAGTTTCAAAACTATAAAGGCTACCTTCTACAGAAACATGGATTTTACCTTCGTCTTCTTTTGCAAAGACGTCCATTACTTTGCTGAAAATCACTTCATTTTCTTCGTTTTTAAACACAATATAGGCTTCAAAATTCCCGTTTTTATAGTGATAAAGTGTAACGCCTTTTTGAGTCTGTACAGCCAAGATGTACTCATTGTAAAGAGGCATCGCGCTTGCTCTCTGAAACACAGAAAACTCCAGTGAGCCTAGGTCTTCTTTGTTTTTTGTATTATCAATGAACTCTCTACAAAAAATATGAATACGCGTCAGGGTGTCGTTGTATACATTGACAACGGGGACATTTCTCGGGATTTTTGCAGCTTTTTTGAATTCCTTGAAAATCATATTATTCGGAAAATTCTGTATAAAGCTCTTTTCAGATTTCATATCAGCAACCTTAGCCATTTAAGTAGCTCAGGATTGTCCACGTGGGAGTTTCCCTGAATTCACCCAGTTTTAAATCCGCATGCATTTACGGATTGTAACCCATTACTTCCGGATCGGGGTATTCCGTTTCCCCAGTCCGTCCGATCTTACGGGACAAGTCAAGATTGATGAGACCATAGCATTCGCCGTTCCCCTGGTAGCCTTCCCAGAAGTAGTCATGAAGCTCGGAAATGTTATTGCATACCACACTATTGTTGCTCATTGCTCGCCAACGCGGAATGTTACCAAGATCCCAGCGCTTAGCCAACAAGAACTCAACATCATCGGGGTCTCCGATGGCAATTTGAGCCGACCTGCGAACATTTCCGGCCACGATAATGTCGCCGATTATGTTCATTATGTCCAACGCGTGAATGGGCCTAATTTTCCTTCCTCTTTGTTTCTCGAGGATTTTGGAAATCTGCCCCATGCCCCAAACCAAATGTTCGGGACCGCTCGCCACGCCTCCGAACCCTTTTATCGGCTCTCCAGCTCCGCGCACAACTTGAGTGCTGTAAGTGAAGGTGCCTTTGTCGGGTCTCTCGGAGAGAAAGGCGGCTTTCAGGACTTTTCCCAGCAGCCTCACCCAACCTTCACGGCTGTCCGGCACAATGAAATCCGCCCCACCGTCATTGACCCTCATCGGTGCTCTGAACCAGGTTTTCACTTCAGGGAGTTTGTCTACGTTCTCCTTTTGTATGTTGTAACCAACGCCGCTCCCCAATGCGAGCATGTCCATGCACCATGTGAATGGTACAATGGGATGATCCACAACGGTGGCCGCGCAGTTTTGCAAACTGGCCAATCCGTGACGATCAACGGTTTTGGTTCCCAACTGCCACAAGAACCTTCCTGCCACGGAGCACTTGAGCTGCATCATGTAATCTTTGAGTGCGGCCTCCTCATATCTATCGAAACCGCAGTTCAGCTGATGATCGCATGCCCAGATCACTCTGTCAATCGTGTCTTCCCACTCTTCCGTAGGACTGTCTGCAGGAAGTGAATCATCCAGTTTTCTTGCGTACGTACGTTTGTACGTTAGGTAACCTACAGATGACCACGGTATATCTTCTTTCTGCAACATCTACATCTCCATCTCAATTGACTCCTCTTTAAAGTCTTTGTCATCCATCTCGATGACCTCAACTTCTTCGAAGTCTTCTTTGGGTGCCAGCGGCTTATATTCCAGCCGCCCCGTGTCGTAATCGTAGATAGCTCCGGGTACAGTACCGGTAAGTCCCGTGTATCTAGATTTCAATACGGCCATTTTTATTGTGTTTCTGACCTCCTGCTCTTCAGCTGTCAAATCACGTGCAAATCCAACGATGTCAAACGCAATTTGCTTTATAGAGCCACTGCCTTTGATGTCATCTAAAGTAGGCATCGCGCCTTCTTCAAAGGATTTGTGTTTAGGGCTGTTTGTGGTTTTTCTCAAATGAGAAACTAAGCCCACCCACACATTGTGCCTTTTAACTAGCTTCAGTAGATCATTCATCACTTTGTCTTGCGCTTCATTGCCCACAAGTCCACCCGCTCCTTCAGAGACTAAAATGGTTATGTGATCAATGAAGAGATACGTGCAACCTATGAGGCACATGTACTCAAGCTTGTCGATGATGTCGTCGTCATCAACCGCACCTTGGTGATCCAAGAGAACGATTCTGTTGTCTCCAAAGGCTTTGTCGAAACCGACTTTGAGCTCTTCCAAAGGAATCAAGTCTTTAGAAGGGTTCTTTTTCAGTACCATGCCCGCAATTTTTCTGCCGGTTTCTGCAGGAGACTCTTCAAGGGAGATGACACCTATTTTGGAGTCATTTTCTTGTTCAATCACATTTAGCATTATTTCCCGTAACAGGCTTGATTTACCTGAACCTGTGCCGGAGATGAACAGAGTTATCTCGCCCTGTCTTATACCCTTCAGCTTTTCATTCAAACCTCTTATACACTCAGGGTAAGGGAAAGACTCTATATTATTGTATTCTTCTATTTGCCGCCAGATCTCTTCTTTGTCGATTATGCCAGCTGGCATATAAGGTTGTGCATCAAACAAGGAAAACATCAGCTGGTTGACGCCTTGGGCCAACAGCATGTCCGACGCATCTTTATAGACCGAAGAGACAATTTTCACCTTGTCCGCTCCGATCATCCTCGCGGCTTTTATGCAAGCCGCTCTTCCGGCTTCATCGTTGTCAAAGAACAGGATGACTTCTTTGAAAGAGCGAAGGTAAGTCCTGTGTTCCACCAGACACTTCAGATTGGTTGCGCTTGGTACAGAAAGCACCGGATAGATTCTGCCGTCATAGCGCTCATAAGAAGCCTGGGCGATGGACATTGCGTCCAGCTCACCTTCCGTTATGACGACTCTCTTTCCTCCGGCAGGGAACTTGCTTTTACCGAAAAGCTCTTCCCCTTTCTTCTTAGGGTACCACATGAACTTCTTGTCTTTGACTTGACGAACCTTCCAGCAGTCATCTCCGTAAGGATACATGTGGCTGATTATCTCGCCGTCATCATTGTATTTGATTTTTACATCAAAGAACTCGCAGACTTCGGCGGATATCTTTCTGTCAGGGATATCCTTAGGGAAAAGCCTTTGCAACTCCTCCTTAGATATGTAGTTGGACATTTCTTCCGTACTATCTTTGACAAGATTTTTGGAAGGCGCTTTCTTTTTTAAACTCGGTATTTTCGTATTCTTCCCTGATTCTCCTTTCATTCTGCTATCGTGATCCTCATCGTTTCTGAAAGGCGTTGTGCAGACAAAACAGTAAGATCGACCGTCATCCCACTTTCGTCTGCCATCACTACTCCCGCAAGCATTGCAGGAGTAACGCTCTGAAAGCAGTTTGCTGTCTTCAGCCATCTTTGTCCTCAAACACTTTGCTGAAGAACGCTCCATCCAAAAGCAATGCCACGCTTATGACCAACAGAGACATCAGATGTTGGTCTGAGGCCTCAGTGAATGACATTATCATTGCATAGTTCAACACAGTGAACCCTATAAATACCAAGCAAGCGCTAAAAAGCCTACCCCAATTCATTTCCATAATCCGCTCCTCGTTAAATCTTTCATCCTCTCAATGTGTCTTTCTGATACCGGTTCATTTACTTTCCAAGAGACTTTCTCAATTCTTTTATTGTACCAAGCATCCGACAAAGGTGCATTGACCGCGCATAAGCTCCACGTCTCCGCGTAACTCAGCCCACCTGCTGTTTTGTACTCTTCGATACAATAAAAACTGAAATCACTCAGGCTTCTCTCTCCGAGCATGGCCTGGATAGACTTGGAAGAGCTTTTATACACTCTCCAATCCGATTCATTCCCTTTGAATTGACCTCTCCTCACTCTGTAGTGTTTTTTGCCTAAGTAAAAAGATTCCATGTAAGGATCGGTGATCAAGTATATAAAACCCACATATCCTTTTTCACCCATCTGCTCTGGAAAGCGCCAAATCCCGTTATTTAGTACCATCTAACATCCTCACAAAAGGCCAGTGGCTTATGGTGAAGTAATCTTTAGGTTTTTTCTGAATGTACAAGAGTTTACCGTTGGTCAAAAGATATTCTCTCCATTCATCGTCAAATACGTCTATGTATTTCTCCACCACCATGACTTGCAACTCTTCTTCGTCTATACAACCAGAAAGAATCTTCTTGGCTTTAACGGGGCCGATACCGGGAATGCCCGGTATGTTGTCTGAACTGTCACCCATCAAAAGCTGTTCGTAGAAAAATCTTGTGGCATCCCACTCAGAAATCTCTTCGACTTCTTTTGATTTCAAGTTATAGTGAAGACCAGGTATGCACTTAAGATCTTTGTCTACGGAACAGATGACGTAAGGATCACCTACAGCTCTGGCCTCCTCCGCCCATATCCTCAAAAGATCATCGGCCTCACATCCCTCCGCCGCAACCGCCATCTCGTCAACTAATGCAAGTTTGCGAATTTCTCTGACGATTTCCGGAGTTATTGTCTTGGCCGCCCTTTGGTGCCTAGGGGCTTTGTACTCTTCAAAGTACAAATCACGATAGTTTGAGGAGCCTTTTATGGCGAGCAGATGCTGATCCGTGAAAAGCGCCTCCTTGTGCCTTTCCAAATCTTCTTTGAAGTTTATGTAGCTCTGAAATAGATAATCGGCATTTTGATCTACGGTGAACTCTTTGTAAATCCTGTTGCCTTCTGAATCAAGCTCTATTGGCTCACTGGCATACCTGCTCCTGCAAGCATGGTACGCCAGCACATCTCCGTCAAACAGCGCTAACACTTTCCAGCACCTTCAGAGCGTCAGGAGAGAACCTTTCAAGAACTATAGAAGCTCTCATCATGTTTTTCACCCTTTCAACTTTACCGTTAATGTCGTTTTCGTTGGGATGATGGATCTTTAACCCAGACCTCTCAAGCAAATGCATCAGCGCCAAAACGTCGTTCAGCTCATTCTGAAGACGCTGCACATTACTCTCTTCATACATTTCATATGTATGTTCGGGCGAAAATCTGTAGCATTTGGATACCGCCTGCTGAAGCTCAGAAAGCTCCTCCATCAAGGTGACCAACAGATACTGCTGAAGTTCCACTTTCGAATCCATTAATAAACTCTCCTGAACATTTGAAAAATCTGTTGACGGCGTTGATTTCGAACAGGTGCGATCTGCTCAGATAAACTGGTTTGCAAACAACTCACGCTTTTCAAAAGACCGTAAACTTCTGCCAGCAAGGCTTCCCTGTTTTCAATGGACTTTTCGTGTCCATTGTAAATTCTCATGAGATTCTCGATCTCATCTGTCAAGAATTTTACATGCTTCTCAGTGAGTTTCGAGCCAACTCTTGCCATATTCGCCTGCTCCGTCCATTATTTCTATTCCGTACCATTTTGGAGCCTCCCTGAAACTGGCCTCTCCAATTTCTTTGGCTCTCTTGGCATTTTTCTCTTCTACCATTATCTGAAATTCATCGTGATAGAAAATCAGAGGTATGTAGTCTATGCCTTCTTCTTCCAGCTTTGTCACCGTGTAATATACCGCGCTCGCACATGTGATCTTCTCACAAGACTGCAGCAAATAGACCAATAGCTTGTGTTTTGAATCCACATAAATACGATTGCCTGCAATACTTACAATGTAGCTGTCGGAAGATCTTTTCACTTTCTTTTTGTTATCTTTATACATCTTTTCAAGCCTGTTGACCAAAGAATGGAATCCAGGTACACTTTTAAAGAACAGCTCTCTGAGTTGAGAACCTTTCTCAGTGTTGATTTCATTAAAGATGTAGAGCCAAAGCTTAGTTCCTCCGGCACCGAACAAAAGCGCATAGAAAACCCTCTTGGAAGCGCTCCTGCTGACTTCATGGTTTATGCCCATTGATCTGAGACATTCTGTGAGCTTTTTGGCATTGTATGAGTGAATGTCACCATTCAACAGAATGTCTATATACTCTTGGCTTTTAAGGTAATGCGCCAAGCCTCTGGCTTGATTACCGCTGGAGTCACAACCAACTATCACCCAGCCCGGCTCAGAAATGAACAATGAACGTATCTCTTTGCCGTATGCTGAGTTTATTGATGTGACATTAACAATACCGGAATGCCTGGCGCGCATACTGGGTGTACCTATCGTTTGCATGCCTCCGTGTACATGTCCGTTATCATCAATACTCTCCAGCCAAGTTGACAATATAGAATGCCTAGAACGAGCCACAAGGAAATTGAGATACAGATTACCGTCACCTTCCAGAAACTCAA